CAACTGCCTTTCTTTAGTAACTGCATCTAATGACACTCTTTCTACTACATCAAAGAAATTAGAGTGTTTAAGTGCGCGTATAAGGTAAGCGTGTGGTGCCTGTGTAACGGCAGTGCTAAACGTAGCGTATTTAGAGTTAGATCTTCTTTGTCCTGTAAGATCCTGGAAATCATAAACAGCAATAACAGGCTTCCTTGTAGGTTCTGGCACATCTTTTAGGTCTGTATGTAAGGTCTGCATTACTGCTTTTTCTAAATACTCTATGGGTGGTAAGTTATTTTCTAGCGGATCTATCATTAGCGTACAACTAGAAAGTAAAACCACCGATAGGCACAATAACGGTAGTTTNCGTACCGTCTTCATCAGTAATAGTAACTTTAACTTCTTCATCTGTTATCTCGTATTCAATTAGGTTGCCGTCTAACTCCATAGATCCGCTTTTGTTAGTGTCTTCACCGAAAAGAGCATCTTCTATTTGCCGTGAAATGGCGGCATAAACGCGGCTTGTCAAATTTCTCATAAATCTGGCTTCTACGGTGTTTGTTTTAGCTCGTTTTATTTCGTCTTGTAGAGCCTTTATTTCAGATTCTATGGCATCACGTCTGCTAGTTTCTTGCGAATCTATCGTTAAATAATGACTAGACGTACTGACACCGCTAAAAGAAGGGGATTTAAATTCGTGTACCATTTCATCAGCTTGTACTATCTGAAACACTAGAGCAAAAAAGATAATGTTTACAAGCAATAATTTAGCTTCAGTATTGCCCATCAATCCCTTCTTTGATCTTCTTTTTGTGCCTTAGTTATTTCGTTGGTGTCTATCAACTCTGGCATCTTTACTAAGGTTTTTAGTAATACGTCATTTCTTATAAGTGATTGATCTATCATTCTTACCCTGTCAATCAAACTAACTATGATGCCGTATTGTGAATCTAGCTTAGTCGTTAGTCTTTCTTCCATCGTATCTAAACTGGCTTGCACCTTATCATCTAGAACATCAACCTTTTCAGTCATGCCGTCAATGATCTTAAATATAAGTTTGTAGAGAAAAAACCCAACAGCTACAAGTGCCGCAGTAGGAACCCCCAATTCTGAGATGATAAGAACCGCATCATCCATTTTAAATATACCTGGAAGCTAATAGTGTTGTAATGATCAATGGGTAAATACCCCACATGATCGTTTCTAATCTTTTAAATTTTGCAGATCCTTCATCTAATCTGTCTTCAATGTATTTAAAACGAATAGCGTTTTCACGCTGATAAGCTTCTGCGGTTGTTACTGTATCAGTTTGGTTTTCCATTAGATCCTAAGAGATCTTTAAGTTCTTTTTGCTTTAAGTTGAAATGATCCCTTTTAAGTTCAAATTCTTGTACTTGGGGTGCTAGTTCTTGTATCTGACCTTGTAAATGTTGCATGGTAGCGGCCACTCTGTATTGTTCATCATCCAGTGTGTCACTACTAAGGCTAGTGCCATCTGGCATATTTATTTCGAAGGTTTGCTTTTGAAAAGTGCCTTGAGTTTGCTCCAGGCTTTTTTTATCTTCTCTTTTATTTTCTTCATTTTTGTTTTCCATTGGTTTGCACTCCTATTTAATGGGTTGGTTTAAGAAATTGTTTTTTGTACAGATGTTGGTGTTATCTTTTCTGTTATTTGTGCATCTAATGATGCTTTCATAGTTGTGACTTTATCAGCCGTTAATGCGGCTTCTACCCAACCTTGTACTTTAGCAGCGTTAAGACTTCCAAAGGCTGTGAAGCTTGAGATACTATCTGTATCTAGTCCTTGGCTTCCGTAGCTTGTAGCTGTCCAGTTATTACCATCTGAGTCTTTGTTAGTGCCATCTGTTGCGGTAAGTCTCCAATGTACGTTATAAACTACATCACTATTGCTGTCTTTTGTTGGGTAAGTGTCAACAGTACTTACATCCCATGCGTATGATATTGCCATAATTTTATCCTTCTAAGGTTGTTATTCTAGTTTTTAAATCTTCTATTATTGTTTGTTGTTCTTGGATTGCTTTTACAAGTAGTGGGGTTATTCTTCCGTAGTCCATTCCTTGCATTTCTTTTCCGTCTTTTTTACCACTTACAGCATCAGGAAATACTTCTTGTGCTTCGTGTGCTATAAAGCCTTCACTAGATGTACCATCTTCTTTCCAATCAAACTTAACTGGTTTTAGGTTGCTAAGTCTTTCTAAACCATTTTCTAAAGGTTGAATATTTTCTTTTAACCTGTAGTCGGATGATGTGTTGTAAATAACTGAAGTAGACCCGTTATGATTTATAGTGCCTGAAACTGCTCCACTAGAGTTTGTAAACAATGCAAAATTAGAGCCAGTTGCTGTACGAGTTGTTTGTGCAACAATAGCATTATCTGTAGTTCCGTTAAAAAGAATTCCAAGAGTTGATGTGTTACTGTGCAAAACACTCGTAGTCCCCAACAACAATTTTCCATTACCATTTATACGGATTTTTTCACTCATGGATACTGCTTGCCCCGCAGTTCCACTACTAGCGTTCATAAAAATAAAATTATCTTCTAGTAGTTGTATAACTCCCGAAGGTCTTGATGTAATAGCCGAGAAAGTAGCATTGTTACCGCTTTGATAAGCATTGTTAGTAAAATTAGTATTGAAGTTATAAGAAGTATGGTCGCTTGAAATTTGTCCAAAACCAACTTGCAGAGTTTTACCATTTAATGCGGTAGAAATTGAACTAGCACCTATACCTACGTTTCCAGAGGAATTAATACGCATTCTTTCATTATTACCACCAGTATCAAAACGTAAATAACCAACATTAGCAGTGAGTCTAACTTCGTCATTATTTCCTAATAACATTCCTTTCTGAACACCATCATCAGCTAAAAACAATGAGCCTCCAGTTGTGCCACTTATAGTTAAATTACCATAATTAGTATTGCTTAAAGGACTCGCAGTTCCTATGCCTACGTTTCCAGAAGCATCTAAACGCATTCTTTCTGTGAAGTTAGTGCCATCTGTTGATGTTCTAAATATATGAGATGGAGCGCCTGTATTACCATCAAAAGCATCGTAACTTAATCCATAACTAGTCTGTTTAATTATGCCACCTATAGTTGTTGATGCTCTTTGTAATCTAATTTGTGCTACACCATCTGAACCCTCTAGGTGTAATAAACTTGCAGGACTCGTAGTTCCTATGCCTACACGCTCAGAACTATCAATAGTTATAGCAGTTGCATCTGCGTTATCGTCTATACCGTTAGATGTAAATGTAGTAAAAGCACCAGTAGATGCCGCACTTGCGCCAATAGGTGTACCATCAATAGCACCACCGTTTATATCAACCGTGTTATTGGCGGTGATAGAGAAGGGCATAGTTATCCAGGCATTATTAGCACTGTTTCTTAATTTTAAAACATTGGCAGAAGTGTCTAGCCACCAAAGATAAGCATATTTAGTACCAGGTTCGGAAGATCCGCTATTGTTTGAAGATATGGCCAGTGCCATATTGTTGATGTCTGCCCTAACCGATGCCCCTGATGCGTTAGCTATAACGTAGTCGTGTTGTGCCATTTAAAACCCACCTTTAGATGTTATAAATTTTGTATCAAAAACGGTAAGTTGCATATTCATAAAGTCAATATCCTCTGGCTAGATAGTAGGCAGTTCTAGATATTCCTGTACCGCCTGCGTTGTAAAATCTTAAAGTAAATCCTGTAGCAGAACTGCTAGTTATATTGTAATAATCACCTGTAGCCATATCGTTAGCGGTTATGGCAATCTGTGGTGTATCTAAGAATGAGTTTGCATAAGTAAATGCTGTACCGCCTGTAGCCGTAGTGCCTGTTTCTGATTCAAAACGAAAGAACACATCTGCTTTTACTTGTATCTGTGTCACATTAATCTGGTGCGTTGGATCTTGTGATGTTGCTTCTAATTTAAACTTAAACCCTCTGCCAAAATAATTGCCAATAGTAAATTCTTGATAAGCAGTAAAACTTGCAGATCCACTAGCAGGATCATCGGTCGTAGTGGCAATAAATAATGTTGCATTTAGATCATCAAATGTATTTGCATCGATAGCTTCCCAAGTATCTAGGTTGCCTAATCTTTGGTCCCAGATATCAGTAGTAGATACAGCGTTAAAAGCAATACTGCTTTTTAGTGTTACGTTATAAGCCTTACCAATGTCTATGACGTTGTTAAGCGTGTAAGAGCCGCTAGTATCTGCGCCACCAATAGAATCTATTAATGTCCATTCATCAATGTTGCCTGCTACTGCATCCCATAAAGTATCAGCTTCAAATTTTAAGAAACCTGTATCAGTGTCCACTATCATGTTTGATTTAGTGCCTGCAAAGGTTGTATCTGTAACTGTAGCCTGTGTTCTAGTATCAAACATACTAGGTGAAACGGTATTAATAATAGCGGTAGCACTAGCCGATTTGTTACCTGTAGAATCTACCGCTTTAATCAAATAGGTACCAACTAACAAAGGCATAGAAGCAGAATTAGAAGATCCTGGTACATCAGATCCTATTTTTATAGCAACACCCCATGCGGCACCGCTAGTAGCTACAGAGTGTCTTATTTCAAATGTACCGCCTACTTTTACATCTAGATCTGGTGATGGTGTCCAGGACAAATTAGCTTGTGTGCTTTCCGCTCTTAAATAAAAATTAGTCACATTAGAAGGTGCCGCACTTAGTCCTGTAATGTCTGCTGTAACGGTTGCGTAGGGTGATTTAAGGCCTGCATCATTGACCGCTCTTACTCTAAAGTCATAGCTGTTGGGTGCAATATCAAAAAATTCAAAGAACGTACCAGTTGAGGATCCCAATCTTTCAAAATTACCAGATACAGAAGTTAATTTATATTCAACCTCATAGCTTTCTATGTAGACACCTAATGCTTCCCATTCTGGATTTGCTTGTGCTACCCAAGATAAAACAGCTTTAGCCTTAACACCTGAACCTGCTGTTGTTGACACTAAGGATTCTACTACTCCGCTTATGCCAGGTGCATTGACCGCAGGTAACGTAGTTGTGCCTTTTACATTAATTAAAACAGTTGTGTAGTTAGAAAAGAAACCACCTGTATTAACAGCTCTGATTGCAAATTGATAAACACCTGGATCTAGATTATCTATTGTAAATTGTCTGCCTGTTACCGTTCCTGCCTGTATATAAGTTTGACCACTGCGACCTTGTATATATGCCACTTCGTAATGTTTTAGATAAGGTGATAAAGATGCGGCCCAATTTACAGTAATTCTATTCGTAATTTTTGGATCATTAAACAGCAATATTTCTGTTGCAGTTGCGCTTCTAGGATCTGCAACTACATCTAGCGCAGGTAGGTCTGTATTTGGTGCAGTGTCAAAAGTTTTGGCTGTGCCTACTGTGTAAACGTCTGCATCGTATTCCCTTGCAACTATTCCAATTTCATCATTGTTTTCAATGCTTATTTGTATAACTCTAAATAATTTACCTGCGCCACTGTTTAGTGTTGACCATCCAGGCGCATCTAACTTGATGTAGATAACATCGCCAACCTCTGCCAATAAGCCTTCTTGCGTGGTGTTAAATTCTATAACTATGCCTTGTCTGCTTTGCTTTAATACCTGCTCTGCAATCATTTGTGATTGATAGTAATCAGCAGTGAAGGGCAGTTCTATTTTTCTCTCTAGCAGTAAGCCGTTATCTTGTGTTTTGTATGTAGAACTTTCTGAATACACAAAATCAGATTGCCATTCGTTTTCAGGATTAAAGAAGTTGGCTTGTACTCTGTTAGCTAAACTGGCTTTACCAGGTAACGTAATATTAAAATTAGGCATTACTGTAGATTCATCAAAAGTTAATGATGCTGATTCTGGCTTATCTATGATTAATTTATAAAAACCACCACTAAACACAAGCATACCCCTACAAGATGTGAGCATCTTGTTAAGTATATCCATGCTTGTTTCACCAACAGTAACGACACCGTTCATAGTGAATCTTTTTTGTGTAATAGTTGTGCCATCATCTTTAGTGATGGTTATTTTTTCATCACAATAGTTGGCCGCCGCTTCAAAGGATGTGTTGCCTATCTGACTGCCTGGTATACCCTTACCGTAAGTTGTGTCTAATAAATAATCTCTTATGCAAAGGGCAGGGTTATTACTGTATCTCTCTATAGAAAAAGCAGTTCCAGAATAAGTAGATCTAGTATCTTCTACGACTTTACCCAGTACATCAGCATTAATGGTAGGTACACCAGATCCCCAAACTTCGTTGTCTGCTTCTAGTTGTATGTATAAATAAGCTACACCACTTAGCTTGTAAGTAGAATCCCATTCAAACGGTTTTACTGCTCCGTTTGATACATTTATTAATGCTTGGTCTGCGGCTTGTGTTTTCTCACCTGTATGAACACTTATAAAAGCTTTGCCTTGAAATCTATCATCCATTTGTGGCCAGATCTCAACATTGTTTGCATATACTTTTTTTACTGCTCCTATTGGCCCTTCACATAAAGCAATAACCATATTTAAAAACTCATTAGGCATCACACCATCTGGATATTCATCAGTTGGTTCTGGTAGATAACCTCCAGAAGTGCCTACAAATACTTGTACACCACCTACGCGCCTTGCACCGTATATAACAGGTAAAGGAGCAGAACTAGATCTGCTGTTGCTTAAAACAGTTGCGCCTTGTTGCGCTAGTCCAATTTCAGGAATCTTAAACAGGCTATTAACATAACTGCCTGCTGAGTAAAAGAAAGCGGCGGCGGCTACATAACCTATAACCTGTTGGCCTACAATGCTTGCGCCTGCTACAAAAGCTAGTCTAGAAAAGAAACTAACTACACCTGCTACAAAATTGACTGCGGCAGGCATTAGTTAATCCTCAATGCCCAGTTATAAAAGCTAAAATCTTGTATTTTTATTAAAGATGTTTTGCCTTCTTCTGGTACTGATAAAACACTTGTTCCTGTGCATATATGCCCCATTTCATAACCCTTGCTGTGTACTATTAAGATATCACCTGTTCTAGCTAATTTTGGCGGTAGTCTTACTGCATCTAATTCTTCAATAATGCCATCTGTAAAAGTATATTTTTGTTTAGCATTAAATTTTATTGCGCCTGTCTTTGTTTTGTATTTACCGTAAATCATACTTAAAACATCTTTATCCCATATTTGATCTAAATATTTCAGCACTAAGGTATTACAATCATTAGTACCCCATGCAAACGGTGTATCTAGTTCTTTCTGTACAAATGCTATGGTCTCTAGATCCTTCATAGTTCACCTGCAAAACTAAAGCCGTTTTGTGGCCTGGCTACTTTGAATGTAACTGTTGTATCTTTTTTACCACCTCTAACCGCGCTTGTAGCTTTTACAGGTAGTTTTACATAAACATAAGCACCACCGCCAACGGCAGTAGAAGTAGCGGCTGTAGTTACCGTAACGGTAAAACTGTTTGCATCTGGAACACTTGCAACTGTGTGTGTTTTGTTAAGTGTTGTAGAAGGTATGCCACCAACAGCAGTGCTACCTGTTATAGAAACTGTATCGCCTACAGCTAAACCGTGTGCTGTTTGGTGAAAGGTGACGGTTGTACTTCCTGAAGTAGTTGCTACAAATGGGCTATTGGGTGAAAAGCCATCTATAGTAACCCCATCACCTCCACCGTGATCAACGGTACTAGTTACTGAATCTGATACAGTTATATTTACTGCGTTATTGTCTTTTATTGATGCAATGGTTTTATTGCCATTAATACTAGAAGCGGCAACACCGCCAACAGCTACCGCACCTGCTATAGCTACAAGATCTCCGACATTAAATTCGTGATCCGCTATATTAACTGTCACAGTATTAGCAACCGTAGTATCAGTTGATATAGGTGGAGCAGTTGTTTTAACTTCTTTTTCTATAGCAATCTTTGCTGTTCTTACACCGTTGCTTGCTACTTCTTTTACTTCGTAGGCTCTATTGGTTAGATCTTGTTCTACAATGCCGCCAATATCACCTGTGCTTTCTAATTTTATGTAGTCACCTACTTGTGTAGTCTCACTAGGATCTAGCACTTCTAATAAATGTTGTTTGTTTGTTGTAGTTTCTGTTTTTAACCCTGTGACAACAGGTGGCTCGCCATAGATAGTAAGACTTCTACCACCTGCAAAATTCTCTACAACAGTTACATCTTCATCTATATCAAAATAGAAAACATTTTCATCCACTACCGTAACTGTTTTATCACCGTTAATTGATGTATCAGGTACTTCAGTTGTGCTTTCAGCACCATCTATAACAACTGTACCGCCTGTCTCATATCCATGCTCTGCTATATTTACATATATTCGGTCACCTAGATCTGGATCTATCAGTATTGGATTGCCCCAAGGATTAGTAACCACTAATGATTCAGATCCGATACCGCCTGTGTTTGAGTATGATGCCCCTGTTAAGTCACCTGTTAAAGATCCTGCGCCTGCTACTCTGTTGCCTGCGTTGAACTCAGATCCCCAAACTATGTCTTTTATTATTTGTGAAGCGTATATGAAACCATTATCACCTGGGTAATGTAGCTGTTGATTTTCGTGGTTTGTGTATCGTCCTGGTGTCTTTTCAAAATCTACAAATTGATTAGAAACAGTCACACCAATACTTGCCAGTCCTGTATCTGTGTCCTCTGTAATAATAGGATTATCCATTCTGCCATCAAAGATAATTACAGGATCCGCAATCAAAGCATTTGCCGTACTAATAAAAGCTTTTCTAATAACTACGCGCCTATCAACATAGTTCTCAGTTAAAAACAGATTGGTGTATTGTTGATCTACACCAGATAAGCCTAAAGTTATTTTTGATGCGTTTATAGCCGCCGATTCTTCTATTGGATCAAAGTTTAAAAAGAAACCTAAAGCTGTATACGTGTTACTGCTATAACTTACGTCTCTAAAATTATCGGTAACATAATAAGTAGCACTGTCTAAATAGATCTCTATTAGATGTAAGGGGTGAGATTGATCTTTTTTAATCTCAGTTTGAAAGGCTGTAGTACTTCCTCTATTTGCCATCTATGTGACCTCAACAAGATCTATTTCATATTGATAGTAAGCAGAAGCATCGGTTGTGTATTGTCTAACGTCACTACCGAATGCAACCTGGAAGGGAACAGATGCTATTGTTAATGTTTCATCATCTGCAACAGCACTATCTAATCTAGGTGCAAAATTAATTGTAGCAACACCAGATCCGTTACTGCTCATATCTGCTGTAGCCATATAAACTTTTGTATGGCCTGAAAATTTAAAGAAATCTCCAGATCTTAAAATATTAGATGTGCTAGCCGTTAAACCATCAACTGTACCTGTAGAAACTCCTGCCGCTAATGCCGCATTAACTACAGGTGTTTCACTTGAACTACCCCTTGTTGTGCCTATTGTTGTAGGCACCCAAGTAAAGGTTTCAAACTGTCCACGTTGGGCAATACTAAATGCAAATATAGGATCAAATTCTGCCCTGGCTAATGGTGGGAAACTACATTTAAACAACCATCTTTGTCCGCCCCTAGATCTAACCTGCCTACGCAAATTATTAGCAACGCTAACTAGTGTTGGTTCTATGCTTTGCACCTCTATGCTTACAGGTGCAGGTGTGCTTGGGAATGTTCCGCTCATCCTAATGGCCCTCGTTTACCGCGCTTTCTAAATGACTGTTCTACGATACCTACAATAGTTGGTGCCTGTTCTGCTATAGCGGCTGTAGCATCTTTTGCATCAAACGCTTTGATGTCGTATGTAATATTAATGTTTGTAGATCCGCCGCCTGCGCCTGCCATAGCTAGTCCGCCGTTTGGTACTATGCCGCCGCTTTGTCCTGGTACAAATAATTCTGGGCCGCGTTCTCCTACTAAGTAAGGTCTACCGCCAGTTACAGGGCCGCCGTTTTCTCTTTTGAATATGCTTGTGGCTAAGGCTACAGGCCCACCCATTATGTAATCAATTATAGGTTTAATAACTGCAAGCCTTAAAACTTCCGCAATTATTTCATTTATGACAGTCTTAAATAAAGTGTTCATATTCATAAAACCTTCACTAGTTCTATCAAAGAAATTTGTAAATGCGCCTTCTAAAGATCCTTCTATCGTATCTTCAAATTGCTTTACGACAGTCATTGTATCTTCTACACCTTTAGTTACTGATTCAGTAAATACTGCAACCGCCGCATTTATTTTTGTTTTATCAAAAATTCCTGCATCTACAGCTTCTTGTAATTCTTCTTTAAATTCAGCTATTTTTTCTGTTGGTGTTTTTAAGCCTTCGTTGATTCTTTCTGCAAAAGCGATAACTCTTTTATCAACAATTTTTAATGTTTCGCCTGTTTCGGTTACACCTGCGTTTACTCTGCCAAAAAATCCTTCTATTTGTTGTGGGTTGAAGGCATCATTGTCCATGATCAATTCTGCCAATGTATCTTTTATTTTTTTTGGAATACTAACTAGGTTGATAACAGCAGACATTAAAGGGCCTTTTACAGTTCTGCCTAACACATTCATTGCATCATTAAATTCTTCTGCTCGTTTTGTGTCTTCGTCTGTTAAAACACCTGGTGCAACGGCGGCTAAATCATGCATAGCTTTTGTGCCGTCTCTTATCATGTTGACCATTGGTATTCCTGCTCTACCAAATAGTTTTGTTGCTAAACCTGCTCTTTCTGTTGCATTTTCTACACCATCTAAGGCTTGCATCATTTCTATAAATAAATCATCTATAGCTTTTGTTTCACCCTGTGCATCTTGTAAAGAAACTCCTAGCTGTTGTATTGCATCTAATCCTAAACCAAGGCCCATTGTTGCTTCACCCATAGTTTTGGAAAAGAAACGCATACTTTTATCAAAGCCTTCTGCCGAGACTCCAGATTGTTCAGCCGCAAATTGAAATCTTTGTAAAAATTCTGCACTTACACCTATAGACGATGATACTTTAGCTAAGTCGTCTGCGGTTTGTAACGCTTGTCTGCCAAATTGAGCTACAGCCGCAGTTCCTAATAAACCAATAAAAGACTTTTTCATAAAAGCCATGCTTTTAGAGGTTTTATCTAAACTGCGATTTATTTGCGCGAATTGTTGCTGTGTCTTGTTCTGCGCAGTTATATTAAATCTATAGTCTTTATTTGCCATTATTCCTTTTTTCTAATTCGCTCTTATACTCTAAATAAGCAATCCAACCGTTAAACTCGGACAATGACATTTTTTCTTCTAGATCTGAAACTGTCAGCCCTAGTTTCTCTGCTAAAGCGTATTGAGCAAAGAAATCATTGTCCTCTCTTACTTTCCCTGTTGTTCTTCAATAGATGCACCAGACATGATTTTAGCGGCCAGTTCTGCCGCAACGTCAGCATCAACCTCGTGCATTAATGCTCGCTTATCACCTAGATCAAATATTTTATTACCGTCCGAATCTAACGCTTTATAGATCAACGTATAAGCCATAATTTCTAGATCATTATCTTGCGCCAACTTATAGAGTTTATTCTTTTCAGCCAATGTCATTGGCTTGTAATAAACGCTTAAAGGTACCCCATCCGTTCCCCATTCTGGAACTTCAACCATTTCTATTGCTAATCCACTGAAATGAACTTTTGCACTCTCTATTGCTTTCATTTCCTACACCGTTGCCGTTGCTACTGCGCCTGTAAAGGTAGCACTTATACTGGCTTCAACCATTCCATCAAAAGATCCTGTTATGGATTTTGAAGTTACGATTGCTGTGCCACTGTAATAAGTATCACCACTATCTGCGCCTTCTGGATATAAGACTAAAGTTACAGAAGATCCAGGTGCTAATGCAACCTGTCCATTTGTATCTGTCTCATCCCAAAATACATCAATCGATGCATCAGCAGAAGTCAAACCAGGAAGGTACGTTCTAGCCGCATCTCCCATAGCTGTGTCTTCTATAACGTCAGCATTTGTATTGATAGTCCATGTACGAACTTCCGCCACTGTGTTAGAACCATTTTTAACAAGTCCTTCTTTTCCTGCGTGTGTTGCCATTTCTATTCCTCGCTATTTTTATTTTTTTTACTTACAGACTTAGATTTCTCCTCAGTCCAACCTTTGCTCTTTAAATACTCCACCTGATCTATATGTGCATCAATGCTATCTTTACCATTTGGAGAATATAAAATTGCCATATCTACTCCTTACACCGCCGTTTGTGGTGCATTCTCTTTAGTCATGTATTCAACTCTGTACGTTAGTGATATCACAGCTAGTGGTTTTTCACCTTCGCCGTCATATTCAATTTCCGTAGATTCTAGATAAGAGTTTTTAGCCAGGCTGTTAAGCGTGACATCATTACCCATAGCCGTTTCTACTTCTTTTGCTATCGTGTCCACAGTATCGTCATAATTACTAACTGCTTTTACATAGCCTTCAATAACTAAAGATAAGTTTCTTAAAAGTGTTCTAGCCCCTGACATAGTTACCGCTTCGCTATCCTCAGATTTGGTATAGATCAACAGACCAGGCAGGTTAGCCGCACCGAGGGGGTAAACTCTCGATTGGTAAACTCTAGATGCAGTAGTGGTCAACCCTGTTAGGGTTGTAGCCGCTCTTTCTCTTAATTGTTGCCTGACGTGTGACACTATTGCTCCTCTAAGACAAGCGATGTGATACCTACACCGTCTGGCTGAACATTAATAATGTTATAAGTTACAGAACTGATTTGAATCGTGTCGCCAATCTCTACATTAGTCATGTCTGCGGATCTGCCTGTGCATACAGGTTGAGTTCCTTCTACTTCCATGCCCAATCCAGGATCTATAGCAAAGTATTCTTTGTTCAAGATCACATTAATACTAGAGCCGCTACCATTTATAGTGATAGTAGCCACAGTACCATGTGCATCTGTATCAAAGTAACCTGCTAAATCTGCTGACGATTCAAGTACCATTACTTAGCCTTTTTACTAGGTGCCTTTTTGACTGCCTTAGTGGCCGTCTTTTCTGGTTTATCAGAAACATCGCTTGCTGTGCCGTTGCTTGTAAATTGTCTTGCTTCCGCAGAAGACACTTCTACAACGTCATTTTTCTTGCGCATGATTCCTCTAATGTAGGCATCCTGTTCCATTTTTATTTGTGCCATTGTTACTCCTTTGAGAGAGGGGAGCGAACTCCCCTCAAATCAAAATAATTAAACAGTAATATCCTTAATCGCCGCAAAAGCGTTAGGTATTCTTACTGCAACATCAACATCTTGGAAGAACGCAATTCTAGTTCCGCCAGAAGTACTTAATGTTGAACTATCAACAACTACATCAACACCTGACCAGAATCCCATCATTACTTGGCTAAAGTCACCTAAGATAAGTGCGTGGCAAGTACCAGAAGTAGATCCTTTAGTTAAGTTACTAGGTACGTTAGTTGAAACAGTTACGTTGTGTCCTAAGATAGAGTTGCTATCGTTTAGGATGAAGTTACCTTCAACACCTGAACCCTGTCTAGGTATTTGTCTCATTGCACCTTGTACTCCAGGAGTCGTTGCAAAGTTTAAAGTACCAGTTAAGGCATTATCAGCCGCTATAGCCGCTTCCATGTCTACAACTTTGGCATAAGTAATTGCACCACCATTAGTGTTTATAGCAACTACGTTAGTGTCAGACTCTTGCAAGATACCAGAAGGCTCATTAGATCCGCCGCCGTTTAAAGCAACTTGGTCTATCTTAGCCGCCATAGTTTGTACTATGTCATTTCTAAGTATTTGCTCAACAGATGGATCTGATTGAAGGGCAAGTTTTCTTGTGTAGTCAACAAATGTAGCTAAAGTTTTAGGTGCCATTGTGACTTGTGCAAAAGTAGCCGCGCCTTCAGTTGGTGCGCTTCCTTCTGCAACAAAAGCTGTGTTAGTTACAGATGCAGATAGCTTTGGAATCGCTATATCACCTTGTAAACCAGTCATAACTCTGCCGCCTAATTGTGCAACTACTGAGTTTGCATAGACTTCACCAATAAACTCATTAGCCAGGTGTTCTGTTCCTTTTAAGAACCCACCTTGTGAGTTAGTTCCTACAGTTTGATCCCTTTGGCCCCAACCTATGTCCATAGGTAGGTAAAAACCTCTAGCTTCTTTACCAGTTCTAGAAGCGATGTCATTAGAGATCTCTCTTTCTAGTCCTGCTTTAGACCAGTCACCGCTTGATGCCGCTCTAATCGCATTTAAGAAAGAATAACTTCCTCTTTCTCTGTCGTTTAGTCCAACTTCTGCTACTGGTGTTTCAAGTGGCTTATCGTCTGCTATTTGATTAAGAAGTAGTCCTCTAAATTGCTCTAGTGAATGTCCTTCCGCTATTGATACATCAGCTAANTCACGTTTATGGTGTTTAGTAGCTAATGCTAGTATTTCCTTTGCTTCTTTAGCAACTTCAGATCTAACGCTTACTGCGGTTTCAGATCTAACAGCTTCTAAATCAACTTCTGGAGTTTTATTTTCTTCCATTTTCTTTTCCTTTATAGAATTGTTTATTAAAACAGGGGCTTCCACCTCTGCACTATCTTTTGACCTAGCAACACCCACCATAGGGTTTGTGTCGGCAGGTAATGAAACTAAGCTTGCTTCCATAGGAGTCCAGTTGGCCCTATAGGTTGTATCTTCCGCAGATTCGTCTCTTACCATAGAGTTGATTCTGTAGCCGACACTTACTGAACGCTTAATGCCGTCCAAAACATCGTTCCATGTCTCTTGTGCTAGTTCACTCCTTCCGAAGCGCACCGTTGCCAATGTCCTATTGGTAGCACCGTCTAAATTAAAATCCTCAACAATACCTACTTGTCTAGTCGTATCATGGTCTAGTAAAACAGGCATATTGCCGCTTCTGGCCCAACTCATATCAACTGAGCTAGGGGAATGATCAAGCACCTCCATTCCAAAACTACGTTCCACAGGTTCCTCAGAAGAAAGAGCAATGCGAACGGTTCTTTTGTCCTCATTAATCATTTCTGCCCTGGATAGATCTATGGAGCGGTAGTTAGTTTCGTCTTTGTCAAAACGCTTTTCCTCGTCTTCATCCTCGCCGTATGCGTTTTCTTCTATTTCTTCAACTTGTTCCGCTTTCGCATATTTAACATTGATAGAATTAGCATCTTCTTCTACAGCTAGTATGTGACGTTCTTCCGTCCTTTCGTCCATATCTGTCTCCTTGGATTTAAGTTCTAAATTTAAGCCGTTAGGCTCGTTATTTTCAGATGGATCAACATCTGTAAATTCTTTCTTATTCATATATAACCCCATGCAGAACAGCAAAATCCCTTAGTCCTATAGAAAACAAGAAGGTAGAGAGTGCGCCCATCTTCTGTATTTTGCTCAACATCGTTAAATGTTCCCACCTCAACTGCTTATTCATTGTCTGCACCCTGTAACTCAGGTTCAACTGCGCTAGTTTGTGCGCCAAATGGTTGAAATGCGGTAGTTACTCCATATTGTTCTGCTAATTTTGTTTCCCTGTCATGCTGTTCAAATAATTCTTCTACATCACGACCGTATGCCGCTTGTATGTCGCTCATAGTTACCTGGCCTGATTTAAGTCCTAATATATTGGCTTGTATTTCTTTTTGCGGATCTACATAACTCCAAGATCTAGGAATAAACGTAGTTGAGTCTGCAAACTTATCAAAACGAGTGATAGGCATAGGAATCTGGTTAGTTGTCATTGCCATTTCTAGCCATTCTCTAAATATAGGCTCTATAAAGTGTGCAACTACAAATTCTTGTATCACTCCAAACTGTGCGCGGTCTTCTAAAGATCCTGCGCGAATAGAGCTGTAGTTCACAGAACTTAAATCGTTAGCTAATGAGTGATAACTAATGTTTAAACCGCTTGCGATACCTCTAAGAATAGCCGTTTCAAATGCTTCAAATGCTGTAGTAGGGTGGTTAGGTTCAAAACTTTTAAAGTCCATGCCGCTAGGTAGCTGTTCAAACGTGCCTGGTTCAGCTTCCATAATAGGAGAGTAGGTATCTTCATAGTCTTCGCCTAAGTAACCATCACCGCCTGGGCTTACATAGAAACCCATTTTGCAAGCCGCAAGCCTTGATGCTGTCAATTCTGCTTGCCTGTAACCGTTTAAAGTATGGATCTTGTCCATAGCAGTAGATGTCCAGGGTACACCGCGTGTCATTTCTGGCCTTTCTTGTATGTAAGCGTGTATTAATTCATCTGCAGGAATCCTAGTGTACTTTTGTGATTGTACTGTTGCATATTGGCTAGAGTCGTAAGGGTGTTGCTTAAACAAATGATAGGCTAAAGGTTTGCCAACTCCGTTCACCTCTACACCCATGCGAATAGTCGCATTGTCTTTTAATTTGTAATCGTATTCTTCGTCTAAGTGATCTGCTTCTATAAATTGAATAGAATAGTTATAAGGATTGTCCTTAGTTCTTACGTGTTTGACTAAACATTCTCCATCCCTTGCTAATGTCTCTACAAATAGCTTTTGTGCATCAATAAAACTTAATTTTCCTGTAACGGTACAGCTTTCTTTCTTGCACCACTTAGCAAATTCACGTTCTATGATCTGATTGCCTACTATATCTAGTTGACCGTTATCATCTCTGGCNTTGCATGACAGTCTTATGCCTTTTGTGCCAATNACATTNGCTGAAAGTAANGCTAAATAGCGTTTAACATAACTNTCNTTTCTAGCTAATTCTCTAGATCTATCGCGTAATGTTCGTAGGGCAGGGGCNAGTTCTGCATCAGCAGACTTAGAATTGCTAAAGAAATCAGCAAATAAACGGCCTTTGTTAGCACCTGCGTATGAGCGTAAGTTTAAAGGTCTGTTCTTTTTACGTGTTCCAAATAATCTTTTATACCAGGGCATTTAAAATCTCGCTTTTATTAAGGATCCTGTAGATAAACCTTTGCTTATCCTGTCCTTTTTAACTTCTAAATTAACTTTGTGTCTGTAGTATTCGTACCAATCTCTAATTTCTACTGGTGTCATACGGCTTAAAGATCTACCTGCCACACTCATACTTGATTGGTCTATAGTTGCTCTGTTTTCTAGCATGGCTTCTAATGCCATTAATACTATTCTTGCGTGAGATCTAGGATCTGCACCATCAGCATCAAGATTAGGTGTTATAGATAAATAACCAGAACTAACAACAACTCTTTGTGAAGATCCATTAGTTATATATTCCTGATAGCTGTAATCACCTTTTGTATAACCTGCTGTAGTTGAACTAGGTACCTCTACAACGTAGGCGGTTGATGTTTCTGATATAACACTGCTTGCTAATGCTATTTCTGTAGCGGCCGAACTGAGTAATCTAAAACTATAAGTTAGTGTGTAATCAGCAGGCGCATAATCTGTTGCAATGTCTTCGCGTTTCCATGCCCAACGGTCACCGACCGTTAATGTTTCTGGCACATTGGAAGGGTAATTTTCTGAGTCAAATAGATTAGCCAATTTCTGCCCTCATACAGTTTTTTAAAACCGTAAGTTGCATTTTTAGGTTGTCAACAGTCTACCAATCCTTAACAAATGATTTTTTTCTACCTGGTCTACGTCTTTCTTTAGCAAGATCTCTAGCTTGTGGTTCTTCACTTGGTTGATTGTCTTGCTGTTCTTCTATAGGTGCTGTTTTATTTGCAATCTTTTCTAGGTCAGGATTAAGTATGTGAAAGGCAACCAATGAATAAACGTATGTATCTAGTGCTTCATTTCTTTCTCTTGTAGGTACCCACACAATAGTTTTTCTACCTTTAACGTATTTAATTTGTCTTTTTTCAGATGTGAGCTGTTTAAAGTATTCATCATCAACAGTAGATGGAAAATGTATATAGCCTGGGCCTGGTTCTTCTATCTGTAACCAACTAAATACAGTTTCCTTTGCTGTATCAACACCAGATGGAAATAACTGCACTCTTTGTCTGCCTGATTGTGTTGGTCTACCTGCTATGGGCTTGCCAGGTTGTGATTGCCCTTTGATAGCAAATATTCTTCTTCCTTGTCTAGCTTTTACAAAGTTATAAACAGACTGCGTTTGGTAACCTGAATCAATAGCAATACACGCTATTGGTAGATCTGGTTTAGTTTCTCTTTGATACCGTCTTTGCACGTAATCATCTAGTTCATGCCATACAGCATATTGTGACGTTTCGCCCCAAAAGACTTGATTATCTACAACATAAGAATGACTTTCCAAACCCCATCCTACTACTTGCAATTCTAATCTATCATCTTGAACGTCAACACCTGCTGTAATTACTAGCACATCATCAGGCACACTATCAGCATCCCAATTCTCTCTGCGCTTTAGTAAGCCTTCTGACTCTATTTCTGTACCAGAGTCGCGCCACACTTCACCAAGTGAAGTATTAACCCAAGTCTTCAACAACTCTGGATGTTTCTTGGCTTGATTAAATCCAACGGCCATTGATGCCCACGTTGACCAAGGCGAATACAGCTCTGATATATGAAAGCCTGCAATGGTTGTTGTTTCGTTTTCTGCTCTCCATTCTCCCTCGCGTAACATATGCACTTTGTGTTTTTCTTCCATAATAGATCCACATTCTTGGCATACATAATGTGCGGTTTCAGGTTCGTTTTCTTCCCAATGAACATTGGCCCATTCTAGTGTTATGTATTCATTACAATGTACACACGGCACCCAGAACTTGCGTTTGTCGCTAGTCTCAAACGCTGTTTGTATTCGTGACAGTCCATCTATTGTGGGTGTCGATGCCATTATAATTTTGCGGTTCCAAAATGTAGTCGTACGTTTAGTGGCCAATGATATTGGATCTCCTTCACTACCTGCAGATGCAGGGTACCTATCACACTCATCCACTAACAATATTCTTATTGGCCTACTTGCTAAACCACTAGCAGAGTTGGCACCTGTAATAGTCATGTGACCACCAGGAAACTTTTTGTGCAAAACAGTATTCTCACTGTCTCTAGATCTAGGTTCTTTAACTTTGTCTTCTAAGGCAGGTGATGAAGCAAGCATAGGAGCCAATCTATCTTTAGAAAAAGATCTTCCCATCTCTATTGTGGGTTGTAGAACTAGGACAGGGCAGGGATCTTGACTAATGTAGTAACCCAACACGTTAAGTAAGAGTTCAGTGGCGCCAATCTGCGCACTTTTCATAATCACAACTGTTTCTATGTTGCGATCAATAATGCAATCCATTATTTCTTTTTGGTAAGCCGCGCGTGATGTCCTCCACTTGCCTGGTTCTGCGCTAGACTCAGAAGTTAAAAAACGATAGCTATCAGCCCATTCACTAACCAGTAGCTTCTTGGGTGGTTGGAACGTCTTTGCCGTTTCCGTCCATACCCATTTCATTGGATTCTGTGTATTCAGATTTGGAGAGTTCGTTAAGTGCTTCATATATTTCGTTAGTTAATAATTCTTCTGCTTCTGCGTAGTGATCTAAACCTATAACCTGGTGTGCCATCTTTGCAGGTAAGTTCAATAGCTTTGCTCTTACGTTAGATACAAATTCTGTCCAACTATTTCTAACATCGTCAGCCTTAATAAGACTAC